AAGTGAAGGGTCTTCGTCAATCAGGTGTTGCTTCGTTTGATTGATCGAGTTTAACCAGTCCTTCAATTCCATAATTAAAAAGCAATAGTTCTTTTCTTTGTTTTTGCTCACGCATATATTCACCAACAGAACGCATCGTATAAGTCAAATCAAACTCGGCAGCGTTCCAGTCCTTAAACCTATCTTTTACAAGTTGGTCAGAATTATAACTAATCAACTGATCCATATTGTTAGAGTCGCAATCAGCAGCAAACTTATCGTGATCGAATCCTTTATGCATTGATCCCTTTCTCCCATAGAGATTATCCTTAATGTCATAAGGAGGATCGAGATACATAAAAGCACCTTTGTTTCCATCCATCAGATAATCGTAGGAGTAATTAGTTATGCGCCAGTGAGCAATTAACTTGGAATATTCGGGCAGTTTATAGATTCCTCGCAGGGAGAAATTGGAGTTACTTGCTTGCTCTGAAAAAGATGAACTTTCGGTAAGACCACTAAAAGAACATTTATTAACAATATAGAAAGCGACAGCACGATTAAAGTTCGATTCAGACTCATTATTGATATGCTCCTTTGACTTCGTAAATAACTCTCTTGCCAATTCTGGAGTATTGTATGCCGTTTTTAAATCCACCAATTCACTTTTTAAATCATATCCAAACATCTGGAGTTGTTGCCAGAAGTTTACAAGAGGTTCATAAAGATCATTGACCCATATATCTAGGTTGGGATATTTTTTAGTAATATAAATCGCAACGCTTCCACCACCAAGAAATGGTTCACGAAACTCATCATAATTGCGAAGGTCTGGAAAATAAGGTCCCATCTTTTCACAAGCACGGGATTTGCCACCAGGGTAGCGTAACGGAGTTTTAAGAGATTTTATATTACCACTCATCAGATTCATCCCCCCATTTGTAAAGTTCATCGACAATTTCATAATAAAGTTCTCGTACTTGCTTTTTAGGTGCGAGAGAAACATTTTTAGCAATATATTCAACATCCCTCTTATCAACAACAATTTTCAGTCCAGATTTTTTAAGATTTTTTTTAGGATTAAAATTTTTAAGAGCATTTTCAAAAGATACAATTCCAAAATGACGTTGAGTTTGATCGATCAAAATCATTTCATCAAACTTTTGTTCTGGAAAATAATTGTTTACATTCCCTTGAAAGTTTTTAAGAGTAATTTCTTTGGTATTAAAAGTTCGGTCAGTTTGAAATAACCCATCAAGACCTTTTGCTTCTAGTCGCCAAACTTCTTCATTTACTTTAGTAGTAAAATCATGCCCCAAAGAATCATTTAATCCAACATATACTAAGTTTTTGCTGGTTTTTTCAATTGCCTTTTCAATAAACAGTGCTCGACTAAATTTTTGTCCACCAAATCGTAGACGGCGAGTGTATTCAACTACACCCATTACCATTTCAAAATCAAATTTAATTTTAGTTTTCATAATCTTTAGGATGATACTTCAAATATTCTCTAAAAGTCAGTTTCATTTCTTTCTGCGTCATACCACAATGCTTTGCAGCAGCAGGAAGATTTAATGTAGCACGAAACAAACCTTCATTTGCTTCTTTTACATTTTGAGGATTTGTTTTTACTGGCACATCATAAAGAGATGCCTTATTGATTTTATAAAGACTCATCTCCACTCACACTCACACATTATTTCAGTCAATGCTGCCAGAAGATTAATCTCTTGATCAGCAACAAAACTACTTTGATAAAGATACTTTGCAATTACAAGAACTGCAGCAGGGATTGTCTGTGGAGTCAGATGATTATAACAAGAATCATATACCCTACGGAGAATCAAGTTAGCATCATTATCTAAATTAGAAACAACCCACTTTCGAACTTCTGTAAAGTTCTTCTCTTTAAGATATTTGATCAACTCATCTACAGAGATGTCTGAGAAAGATGCAAGAATGCCTGAGTCAATTTTGCCCCCCACCGCATATCTTTGGCACTCGTTAAGGACTCTCCTGAAGTCGGGGAAATGTTTAGAGATGATTTCAACAAGGACTTTTTGATCATATTCGATGCGTTCCTCATCCAAGATGTTCTGTAAACGCTTGAAAAAGGATCCCGCCAACTTGGTTTTTTCTTTCCCTTTGATTGTGAAGTCAATGACTGCACATCGGGAATGGAGTGGTTCAATGATTTTGTTTTTGTAATTGCAGGTAAAGATGAATCTACAGTTGTTATAAAATGTCTCAATATTCGCCCGTAGAAGGAGTTGAACGTCGTTGCCCGTGTTATCTGCCTCATCGATGATGATGACTTTGTGTTTAGAAGATTCCGTAAGTGATACGGTCGAAGCAAAGTTCTTTGCTTGGTTCCGCACAGTATCCAAGAAACGTCCTTCGTCGGATCCGTTGATGACATAAAAATCTGCTCCTAACTCATTACACAACGCTTTTGCAATAGTTGTCTTACCAATACCGGGAGGTCCTGCAAGAAGAAGATTTGGAATCTCTCCTTTTGCAACAAACTCCTTAAATGTCTTTTTAGTATCATCAGGAAGAATACAGTCGTCAATAGTTTTTGGGCGATATCGCTCCACCCAGATAAAATCACTGCTCATAATTTAAATCCAATCAGGTTTTTTCAAATAAGAACTTGGGACAATTTCCCACCATTCTTTCCCATCAAAAATATACAACTTGCGCGTATCTTTGTCTAGGAAAACATCACCTTTTTCATAGTTCATACCCATTCAGGTTTGCGTTCTGGCATACGAAGGTAATTGTCTTTTACCCAAGTTTTAGAAGCAATATACCTTTTATATGCCTCAAATGTATCTATTGAAGTATCATATTTAAGTTCATCCGGCATCGCTCTTGCAAATGGGGTTACATTAGTCAATTTTCCTTTTGGAAACAAATAGTATGCCTCTAAAAGAGTATTATAGCACGAATGTGCTTTGCCATACCGCAGTTGAAACTCATCACAAAGATTCATTCCATGTTTAATTAACCAGTAAGCATTATCAATAGATTTTGCTGCCCACTGGGTGCAAGGATGGTTACGAAAAGCACCTTTTTCAGTAGCATAAGGATTTCCATCCTTTTTATGAAGTTGCCCATAATTATGATACCACTTTGATGCCACAATAGAAAGCATTTGGCAGCATTCAAGGGGCATCTTTGTTATATGGCGGTCAGGAAGTGTAATAGCACTTTCTGCAGGAAATTGATGCGTAACAAAAATATTCATCAGAAACAATACTTTTGAATAACATACTTTACTTTTTCAGGTTTATCTTCCATCCAGAATGCTTCCCTGTCAATATTTTTCAAGTTTCTATCAAAAGCAATAACTTTTTTCAAATCTGCCTCTTTTTGATAGTTTAAATACATGCTCGAAGAATTAATTCCGAAAGGAGTCAAATATCTAAAGTTGGTCCTACAAGATTGAGCAACATGAACAGATTCGTGCAACAAAGTTTCATTTACATTTTTTTCAATACTTGGATAACTTTTAATTTTATCAGTGCATATTGAAAGTGTTTTTTGGGAAGCGTTATAAAACCCAAAGACATCGTATTTTCGACAAATAGAAGAATTTTCAACTACTCGAACTTTTTTAGATATCATTTTATAGACATCCATTTGTTGAGTAGAAAGATAAAAAAGAAATTCCATCACTCAAAAGTAGAATCAGGTTCTAGAGCAATATAATACGTCAGATTATACTTACTATTCTTAAACTGTGACAAAAGTTTAGAAGACACCACAACATCATAGGGACCGGGAATGATCTTGATGTTTTCAACTTTGAAGTTGAATGTAAATTCTTTATCGGTTTCACCAACAACGATAGAATATTCGTTAGAAGTATCATTCTTCTTATCACGAACCACAAGGCGAATTACACCCGCTTCACCAACTGCAGAAAGATCGGGAAGTTGATAAACTGCTGCTGCCTTGAGGAGTTTCTCCAAAGTCACACTCTCAAGTTGAAAACAAACATCTTTGGAAGGAAGTTGAATCTCTTTATCGGGAGGTGAGATAATTACATTTGGATCGGCATAGAAATACTTAACCCTACGCTTACCTTCACGAATCATAATGTGAGAATTTTCGCCAAAGTCAAGGTCAGGGTCTTGATGAAGTCCCAGTCCATTCAAAAACTGGTTTAGATCATAAATTGCAAACTCACGGGGAAACTCTTCTGTAATATCTGCTTCAGCAAGAATGTTTTTTGCTACAGAAATTGTGCGGAGTTTATTTCCTTGCTTAACAAGAATAGAGTTATTAATACCAGCAAAGTTTTTAAGAACAGTCAGAGTGTTATCAGAAAGTTTCATTTTTGTTCAACAAGATTCAGATGATTGATCAGAAGAATAGTATAGTGCAAAACTTTGAAGAGATCTGCACGAGGAGTGCCTTTCGTATCGTAACGATCAATATACTTGGTTACATTACCTGCACAAAATCCCTCACGACGATTGTGTTTGATTTTATCAAGTGTCTGTTCCGTTCCACCACCAGTTCGATCGACATAATGCTGACTATAAGTTCCAGCAATATATTGTTCAAGTTGTTTCAGGATTTGGTCTTCATTGTATTTCCAAAAATGATTCGCGTTGTCGTTCATAGTCAATGATTTTTTTGTAAGGTCCAAATATCCACTATGTTCATTCATAGTGAGTGTAAATTCATTTGTAGAATAAGGATGTTCATCCATAATAAAGGGGAAGGTCATAGTTTTACCTTCCCCAATTATATCAGAACGGAGCAGGTTGGTCAAGGTCATAAGTTACGTGCTCACCGCCTTCAGAAGGCATTTTGAAATCAGCATCCACCTTGTCATAAAGTTCCAGGAAAGATTGCTTGGTCTCATCGTCAAAGCGATTCACACACACTTGAATTGCCTTTGCCTTATCACTGAAGATGCTGTAGGCACGGATGATGTGAACCAGACGGCGGGTGCTAATGATTTCCTCAATACCACCATCGTAGAAGGTCTTGCGGATGATGTCTGCCCAATCAACCAGACGCTTACAAAAGTCGCGGTCTTCCACACCAAGATCCAGAGCGATGCCTTCCAGAATGCGCTGTTCGGTTGCAGGAGCAGGATACGCTTGCTCAAAGGTCACAGGGAAACGCTCAAGGAATGCTTCATTAAGCACGTTGGTGCCGATAAAGCGACCGTCATCAGAACCCTTACCTTTGGTGTTTGCAGTGGCAACAACGTTGAATCCAGCGGCAGGTTTCACAAACCGACCAATTTTTTTCAGGAAAACACCTTTGCCTTCCAAAACGGATTGGAGACACAGAATCTTGTTGGAAGCAAGGTCAATTTCATCCAGAAGAAGAATTGCACCACGCTCCAGTGCCTCAATCACAGGGCCATTGTGCCAGGCAGTTTCACCATTCACAAGACGGAAACCGCCAATCAGGTCATCCTCATCAGTTTCAATGGTAATATTGACACGAATCAATTCACGCTTAAGTTGAGCACACGCTTGCTCCACAGAGAACGTTTTACCATTACCCGAAAGACCCGTAATGAACGTAGGATAAAAGAGACGGGACTGAATAATTTTTTTAATATCGTTAAAGTTACCAAACTTGACGAAGGTATCATCTTTATCAGGAATAAGGTTTTGTTCAGCAGCAGGAAGCACAGCAGGAGCACTGAAAGAACGCTCAATCTCTTCAACACGTTCTTGAGTCACTTCCAGATTCCAACGACCACGAGCAGTCTTATAACTCTCAAGACGACGACTAACAGTCTGATAGTTAAGACCACGAGAGGCACAAAAACCTTTCAGGTCTCCAGAAGTAATTTCAGAACCATACAGTTCTTGAATAGACTCAATCAGTTGGGCGTCGTTCACAGAAGACTTGCGAGACATAATGTAGTTAGGTGTTTTGTTTGAACTCTCATATTATACACACAAAAAAGGGGCAGGTAAGTGCCCCCTGTGACGGTTTGGAAAGTGGTTCAAGCAATGAGTTCCACAAACTCCCCAAGAATACGCTTGTTCATTTTTTTGGATTTCAAACTCTTGACAAAAGCGTTTTTAATCTGCGATTTAGAAGCATCTTCCGACACAGCAAACTCAGAATCTTGTGCAAGTGCATTCGCAGAAAGTCCAAAGTAAGTATGATACCCAGACTTTTTAATCGAAAATGCTTTTTCCTTCCTCCAAGAACCCATCACCTTATCATAATCCGGACCATAATAACCACAGTAACGACGAATAAAAGAACCGGCATCACCAGATTCAAGGACACGAATACCAATAAAATTAATATCAGCAAACTTATCTCTCAAATTGCGAAGGAAAACATCAGTCATTTGATGCCATTCACATTCCAGAGAATAAGTATTGCCAGTTTTGCGGTCACGCAAGAATGAATTAGTGCCAATATGAGAAGTGCCCAAGTAAGGACCATCTTCCCAGTGACGCTTCACTTCACGATGATACTTAATACCACACGCCTCACCATCAGTCAGAATCACACACTGAACTTTTTGAAGTTTATTTTCTTTTTGAAATTTGGGAAGAATCTGATGAAGAGCAATCATAGATTCATTTAAAGGAGTGCCCGAAAGACTCATACCCAAAGGAGTAGGATAGGAATGATAAGAATGGCGCCCAAAAGAAACTGCAAGACGGAAAATATTTTTCATTTGATTTTCCAGAGTCTTGCCATTTACTTTACTGGTGAGAAGATTCATCATAGAAAACCATTCACCAACCTGAATCAGACCATCTTTCTTTTGATAGGCAAGTTCGCGCATATTTGCCCTACCATTCTCATCATAAGTCACCAAAGGATAATCGGTTGTAAAAGCATAAACATCAAAAGGAATTGCAACTTTCTTACAAAACCAAACAAGATTGAAGAGTTGTTTGACGGTATCCAGCATTACCTCACCCATAGAACCAGACCAGTCAAGAACGAATACGAGACCGTGATTCTTACCAGTAGCAAGCGTAGTGACCTTTTTGAAAAGATCCTCATTGTATTTGTAGGTATGAAGTTTGGAGCAATCAAGTACACCAGTGCGAGCAGTGGTGGCACGTGCATAAGAATCTGCTGCCTTACGACACTCAAACTCTTTCACAAGATAATTGACTTCCTTTTGAGCAGAGCGTTTGAATTCCACAAACTGCTTATCAACCTCACCAAAAACACATTCATAAGTGCGGTCACTGTTTTCCAAGTATGCATTCCACGACTCACTACATTGAGAATGAATCTCTGCATTTGAAACAATAATCTTTTTCAGGTCAAGTTGAGGAATTTCCAGATAGACATTCTCATATCCGTCATTGTTGACAAGATCTTTAAGTGCCTCTTCCAGAGACTCCATTGTTTTCACTTCAGGATCTTCATTCTTCTCACCACCTTGATTGTTGGGATTGGGTTGTTGTTTCTGATCTGAAGATTCATCAGAAGAAGCACCTTCGGAAGCACCAGATTCGGGTTGGTCATTTTCACCCTGTTGTTGGTCAGTAATATCAGGAGAAGGTTGATTATCTGCACCACTGTCCTGTGATTCCAGATTATCAAGATTAATTTTAACTTCTTCTTGCTGTTTTTGCTTACAATACTTATAGAGTGCCTCCGATGCAATCAAGACATCGGAAAAAGTTTCGGCATCAGCAATCAGATTGATAATATCAGTCTCTTTACCACGCCCAATCGGCACATCAACAAAGTTTCCAACCTTAAACCAAAGGTTTGCACGGTCGGCAAGATTATAAGTTTCCAGATTGTCATCACCAATCTGAAAGAAATCATCGTCAGCAAGTTCTTTATAACCGTTAAAGAAGGTCTTGCCAAGACCAGCATAACGACGCTTCATCAGTTTCTCAATACGAGCATCCTCAACCACATTCACAAACTGGGGGGGAATACTATATTGTTTTGTCCAATCCTCATCGGGCGTATAGAGAGCGTGACCCACTTCGTGACCCACCAGAAGGTCATATACGGTGTTGCTTGCCTTCTCCCACATCGGCAGAGTCAGCACACGAGTATGGACGTTAAAGCAGGCAGTCTCTACCTTCTTGTGCTCAACCACAAGGTCTTCGGTGGCAAGAAGTTTGGCAAGTTGGGACTTGATTTCGTGGCGGACAGACATAGGTTTGATTCGTATGAAATCATTATACAAAAAAAGAGGGTGGTGAGACCCTCTTATGTGCCAGTTTGGGAAGTGTCTTAATTTGGGCGACGCTTCTGCATCATTTCCGCATTCTTCTTATCACCCACACCAAGAACTGCTTTTGTAGCACCCTTTATAGCAAACCCAATTGGATCAGTAATGTTCTTTTGAGATGCTTTTGTTGCTTGTGCTTCAGGGGTTCTTGAATTTGCTGCAAGTTTTCCAATTAATTTGGCACCACCTACACTCAAACCCATGCCTTCATTAATACTCTGTCTCCACTTTTCACTCATCGCACCAGCGATTGCTTGTGCTGACTTCTCATCCGATGCAAAACCTTCACCAAGAAGATAATCGACAAGAACTTCTTCACGAACTGAACGAGGATTAAAATTTGGACTTACATCGGATCTATAAGTTCTCCCACCAACATTTTGACCTAGATTTTCCCTTCTCTTCTTTTCAAACTCATGTTGCTTTTTAGGAGATCTTTTCTTTTTGGGAATAGGTTTACCGGTAATACCAATTTCGGTTTCGTCCTTTGCCATTTGACCAAAATATTTTCAAATATTTATAAAAGAAGAAGCGTCCCCGTGTTGGAGACGCTTCTTGAGTGCTTGGCGACGTGCCTTTGCTTGTCGGAGTGCCTGCGGTTTCAGTTTCCGCTTCTGCTCCTTCTTGGAGTGATGATAGCGATTGGGAACTTGCATTAGTCTTGTGCTTGTTGGGACATCATACGTGAAAAACCTTTGACTTTTTCGAATCGGAGGACACTTTCAAATTTGTCATGTAAATCAGACTTATGAGAAATCACAAATATATTAGCATCCTTAATCACATAACGGATAATCTTAAGGAACTCATCGGTGCCGAAACCATCAAGAGAGGAATCAAATACTTCATCCATAATCAGCAGATTAGTATTAACAGAGTTTTTGACTCGGGCAACTTCTCTCCAAGTGAAAAGTAGTGCCAAATCGATTCTCATTTTTTCACCCTCACTAAAAGAACTATAAGAAAAGTCTTCGTGAATAGGCGACTTCACAGTTTCATTGAACTCACTATCAAGATGGAAATTAATATAAAAGTCCATCATCTGTAGATAACGATTCACCTGCTGATTTATAAACGGAAGATACTTTTTAATAATCTTCGTCTTTACACCATCATCCTTGAGTAAGGAGTAGGCAAAATCGTAATAAACGATTTCTTCTTTTTTCTTGGAAAGGTCTTCAAATGTTTTTTGGAGATTTTCTCTGAACTCTTCTAACTTCTCATGTTCAGTATTTCTGTTTTTAAGTTGTTGGGTAAGAGTTTGAACTTCATTTTCAAGATCTCGGATTTGTCTTTGGTTAAGGGAAATGCGAGTATTGTTTTGAGAAATCTCATGGTTGAGTTTTGTGATCTCCTTTGAAAGAACGGTAAATTGACGCTCTCTCTCCTGCTCTAATTTTATAGTCTCCTCAAGATCTTGATAACCTTTTTGGAGTTCCTTTGCCTTATTTTGAGCGTCCTTAATTCTATTTAACCGAAACTCCTCCTCAATTGTTTGTGTGCAGGTAGGACAAACCGTATTCTCAGTAAAGAACTTATGCTCTTTAGTAATGACTGATACTTTTTGAGAGATTTTACCTTTGAGATTGTTTAACTTTACTAACTTATCACCAGCACCAAGAACCTCTTCTTGCTCCTTTGTATACTTAAAAATATCCTCTTCGGTTCTAGCATTTTCAGTCATATAAACACCAACTTCTGCGTCTAACTTGGCAATCTTTTCTTGATTGGCATTGATGTTTGCATTTCCACGACTCTCAAGTTCTTCAATAAAACTCTCTTGCATTTTCATCTTATCTTTGAGAGTCTCTTTTTTGAGATCTAAAGATTTGATTTGATCTTTCTTTTCCCGAATCTTATCTTTAATGAGAGCATTCATCGCAGAAAAAATGCGAATATCTAAAAGGTCCTCAATTACCTCACGACGATGTGCCGTAGTCAACTGCATAAAAGGCACAAAGGTGCTACTACCCAGAATTACAATTTGAGTAAAGGATTTATAATTGACCTTAAGAATATTTTCTTCCAAGATTTTTTGATTTGCACGGTCATCCGCTTCCTTATGAAGAGGAACACCATTCACTTCGATATCAAAAATATTTGGTTTGATTCCACGTCGCACCAAATAGTCACGATTATTAACTGTAAACTCAATCTCAACTAAACAATCTTTTTCATTTGTTGTATTAACAAGTTGAGGTTTGTTAATTTTACGAAACGGACGATTAAAAAGCACAAAGGTCAGAGCATCCAAAACAGTGGATTTACCTGCTCCATTTGTGCCAATAATCAGATTTGTATGATTCTTTTCAAAGTCAATTTCACTCCACTGATTGCCAGTAGAAAGAAAATTTTTCCATTTAATCTTATGAAATACTAACATTTTTAGGGGGAATTACAATATCGTCAGGAGTGACCACAGCATACTTATAATTGTAGCGTTTGCAGGTCATAATTGCAAGATCGTCATCAACTTCCACAACATCCATTATGGTTTTTTCTTGATCTTCTAGCATCAAAGCATAACGAGTTGCGTCATCTTCTTCCTCAAACAAAAATAAGACCTTTTCACCGTATCGGTTTTGAACTGCGTATGCTCCGTCGTCTTTTCTGTTTTTGAGAGTGAGAAGAAACATTATTCTACTTCGCAAGCTTGCCTATAAAGATCTTGGAAAATACCTTTGATTACATTTTTATCAAACTGAAACTCCGATTCTTCAATATAACGATTTAGAATTGTAAGAGTGTTTTCATCTTCACTGATTTCAAACTCCTCATTTTCTTGAATCTCAAAGTTTTCAATAATCTTAAGGTCTTGAATACCGACTGTGTAAAGTTTATCAATGAACTTTTCAAAATCCTTTGGTTTGGATTTTTTACGCACAATCACTTTCACAATTTTATTTGCATACTCTGTAGCATCAAACATTTGATGTGGAGTATCCTCATAGTAAATGTTATAGAATAATTTATAAGGATTGTTGATTGGAGTATGCTCTAATGTTTCAGTATCAAAAATATGAAAACCACGAGTGTCGTTTACATCGTTCCAATACATCTCATAAGTGTTTCCAAGATAATAGATTTTTCCATTATCGGAACGAGTATGATAATGACCTGAAAATACTTTTGTAAACTTATCAAAAATCTTTGGATCAGTTCCGTGCTCTTCCATCACAAGATTACGATTCACTCGAAAACCTTGAAGTTCTAAATGACCCATCGCAATCTTTGCTTTGGACTTTTTGATTTGTTTTAGCGTCTCATCATAGTTTTCACTACAAATCCACGGCAGCATCATAATATCAATACCACCAATCTTTGCTGTTTGTGGAGAACTGTAAGTCTTAATATTTGAATAATTTTGAAGAAGCAGTGAAGGTGAATTGACGTGATTGGTATTCTTAAAATAACAATCATGATTGCCCACAATCATATGAACTTCGTGATTTTTAAGAGGTTCGAATACTACACGCTTTGCCCATTCTAAACTTTGATAATCAATTGACTTGCGACTATCAAAGGCATCACCCATATGAATGACTGTTTTAATTCCATGCTCCTCTAAAGCAGGAAAGAAAACATTCTTATAGAAGAGTTCAAAGTGGTCGTGGAGATACTTGGAACCCTTCCGGGCGCCGAAATGAGTGTCAGTAAGTATGGCAACTTTCATCGGTTATTTCGGTATTGAATAGCATCCTTCATACTATTATAGTCGGAATTGTTTCCAGAAAGCAAGTTGTCATCAATCATCATAACCTCATCATAACCAGTGCGTTCGATAATCTTGGTCTTAATTTCTAATTGCTTTTTCTCCTTTTGAATACGACGGAGAAATGCATAGTGAATAATTTGAGTAAAGTAGGCAAAAGGATTACTTGATTTTTGTGGATCAAAATTGTGAATATATTGAACGCAATTTTCTATGCCATCAGAAATCATATCATCCCGAAACATATAATTTACAAAATTGGGTTTGTATGAAAGGTGCGTCGCAATCTTCAGGAAACACTCACCCAGATAGTTTGTAATACGGGGTTTTGGAAGTCCTTGTTCCTTTGCTGCTGCTACCTTTGTTCTGTAAACAATCAATGCTTCGAGTAACTCCTTATTATTTACATAATGTTCTGATTTCTTTTTAGGCATAACATATCTACTTTTGATGAGTATAAGATGAAGTTATTATACCACATTATACAAGGGCTTGACAAGTATCAAAAATGTGTGTAGACTAGGTTTGTTGCTTTTGAAGATGAGATTTAGCTTTCTTTGTTATCTTTAAGATCCTTAAGGAAAATATCTTCAAGAGACTTACGAGCACTCTCTACAGATCCTAAGTATCCCATTTTATCAGAGATTGTAACTTTACCATCAACCTCAATATCGGGATAATCATCATCATTAAGATATCTACGATAAAAATCAATCGTAGATTGATTTTTGATTTCAGTCATTGTAACGATCTTATCAAACTTAATTAAGAATAAATCATCGTCAGGTATTTCCATCCAGGGCTTTATCTTCATATAAGTTCCACCATGATTCACAAAAACTTTCATGGTTACTGGATTTTGGAGAATGATAATTGGATCTCCATCATTCTCATCGACAGAGATAAGAGAGAAGATTTCTTCACCTGTAACTAGTTTGATTGCTGCGTAAAACTCCTCACCCATTAGTTTTTAAAAGGTATGTTTACAATATCGTAATTAAAGTTCTCTTCATTATAAATTTTAATTCGTTCGATTAAGTGATTAAGTGTATAATTTTTTCTTGACTTATAACTGATGTCGTCAGCAATATCGTATAGCGTTGCTTTTGTTTTATTGTTTCCTTTTCTTAGGACTCTTCCGATTGATTGGAGGTTTCTGATTCTTGATTTACTAGGGGAAGCAAAGATAACATTATGTAAATTTCGGATGTTAACACCAGTAGAAAAAGTGCCGTAAGAAGCAACGATGATTGCATTATTTTCCTTTTCTGTAATTTCTCTTACTTTTTCTCGATCTTCAGTATCCACTCCACCATGAACAAAGAAAACATGACGCTCGTCAGTTTTGCTATTATTTATCAATTCATATAATGGTTGTCCGTGACCTTCAACTCTGGAGAAGAGTATTAGAGTATTTCCTTTAAGGTCAAGAGCAAGATTTTTGATAAATTTATTACGTTTTTCGTGATTAATAATATACTGAACTTCTTCTTCGAAGTTTTCAAATCGATTTGGAGAATGTTTAAGTAACAAAATATTAATGTCAAGAGTTGCAACGTGACCCTTCTTCATCAACTCATCAGTTTTAATAATCTTATAAGAAGGTCCAAATAAACCTTCAAGGACCCACTTGTGAGTTTGTGTGCCGTCAAGGGTGCCTGTAAATCCAAAACGATATTTGGCATCGAAAAGTTTTGTCATTATAGATACTAATGACTTGGATTTGAAATTATGTGCTTCATCACCAACTACCACATTAAATCTTGAAAAATATTGTTTGGGTAGTTTGTAAATGGATTGCCAAGTTGTAATAATCACTTGAGATTCAGTTTCTCTTTCCTTTCCAGCATAGATTTTGTGGCAAAATGACCCCACATCCCATCCATAATCTGCAAAATCTTTATACATCTGCTCTACAAGGGATGTCGTTGGGACGACTATCAGAATATTTTGTTCTTTCTCAACGTAATATCTCACAATTGAATATATCATCAACGACTTTCCAGAAGCAGTTGGAGATATCAATAACTTTCTATTATGTCTTAAAGCGTCGTATACTCCCTCAACTTGATAATCGCGGGGAGCATACTTTGAAATAGAAGTTATATAATCTTTTACACCTTCCTTTGAAATCATTTCATTGACTTCAAAGGGAAGACCATAATACTTATTATCACGAAATTCATAAGTATATTCGTGTTGCTCACAAAATCTAATGAGTTTATCTAATAAACCAACATAGATTTCGTGAGTATTGACATTAAACAAATAGATATGTCCGTCCCACCACTTATTCTTATAAGCGGGGGCAAACTTTGCATTTGGAACTTCAAATTGAAATGCGTCTCTTAATTCGTAGTAGACGTGCGCTTCTGCTTCAACCTGAAGATATACCTCATTCTTTTTTGAGATAATCAAATGAGACATTCATAACGTATCAGTTATGAATATTTATTTGACTAGTTAAACCCTGCTGTGAACTTCATAAACTCAATACTGTTCTTGATTTGATATGTGCGATTCGAAACAGTTTTGATAATCTCTTCAAGAAACTTTAGCATAATATCGTAGTATCTAATTTTGAGTTCAACTTTACTCAACTTCTCATCGGCGTCCATATGCCTCTGTAACGCCTCTTTGTCTCTGACTTTATACGGAAACGGTTCTTCCTCATAAACCTCTATAGGTGCCTTTCCAGAGTAGTAATTGTAGCGTTCAAGTTTGACTCTGTTATATGTGTCTCTTGCCTTTTCACGTAACAACGTAATGGTATTATAAATGGTATAATATTTTGCGTGAAGTTGGGGAATCTTTAAAGATTCATCGTGCAAATTATCAGGGTCAATGACAGCATCTCTCTGCCACATTTCCTGAATTTCATCAAGTGTCATTATAGACCTGTAGTAATATCATAGATAGTATACTTGAAAGATGCCTGTGCTGTAAAGTATTGAATATCAGTTTGTGTGGAATCAAAATCTAATGAAGTTAGAGAAACTGGAAATAAATCCTTAAATTTTACAATTGCAGTGGTATTATAATTGCTGTTTAAAATATAGAGACTTCCATCACTAAATGCTCTTTTAGGATCTGATGGTTGAGTCACATCATTTTCAATTGTAAGTAGATCCCTATAGTCTTGAGCACTTTCCGGAAATCCCAATCCAGTAATCCAATCGTGAATTGCCATATAATTGCTCATATCTTCATCAACTAAAAATTTTATAGATAAATCTCCATAAGTAATTTTATCTCCGGGAACGTCAATATCCTTTAAATAATTTTGTTGAATCTCAGTTTGTAAGGTTATTTCTGGAATTCTAGTATTTGTGCAGAAAAAGGAAACTTTTGGTTCTTTTGCTAGAGTGAACTTAAACCCAACGGGAGAGAGATAATTTCTATTTGAAATTTGATTTGAAAGAGCATTTGCCATTATTACTTCATCGGGATATTAAGAGGTTCTAATCTAAATGGTGTATTGGGAACTGGTTTAGATCCTGGTCCAATTTGACCTTTTTTTGCCTTATTCAAGTTCTTTTGAGATTCTTTATCCAAACGAATTACATTTTTGGAAAGATCTTCTTGAAATTGTTGAAACGATTTCATTTTTAATTTTATTTAGATAAAAAAAGACCCCCCGTAAGGGAGGTCTTGAGAATCTGTGAGCATGACTCACATAAGATTTGCGACTTTGACTCTTCTGTAGTAAACGTTAGAGTTTGTTGCAATGTTATCAGGTGCTGTAGGAGCAGTAGCGCCCTTCGCAAATGGATTAGCAACGATTCCATAACGAGTCTTGAATCCAATTTTTGGTTGGAAGGTTTGCTCACCAACTGCACGAACCATCTGGAGAGGAACGTATGGGCAGTAGAAGAGACCGGCATCATAAGGTGAAGAACCCTTATAACCGACAACGTAGAACTGATTAGCAGCAACGTTTGCCGAATATGGATCGATGTAGACTCTATACTTGCCTTGAAGAACACCAGCGAAGGTGTTGCCAGTGTCATCAACGTTCAAGTTGGCGTTGAGTGCAGGGGTGTAATCAAGAACACCTGCCATAGTGAGTGCCGAAGCAACGTCAGCAGAGCAGAGGATCATGTTACCCTTCCCTCTACGAGTTTGCTGTGCAATTGCGTTAGCATCACGCTCGATTTGGAAGATAAGACCCTTGAACTTCTCAACCGACCAACGACCGTTGGAGTCAACGTCAAGGTCAAAAGTACCAGCGGTAGCGGTGTTAACCTGAGCACCAGGAACAGCAACCTTATAAACGGTACGAATGATCTCTCTGTTGATTTCGGCAAGAATCTCAGTGCTGAGGATGTTAGCAAGCTCAGCTTCTGCATTCAGACCGTGAATTGCCTTCAGGTCTTGTGCAAGTTCGAGTGAATACTCAGCTTTCAGAGCACGTGACTTAGCAGTAACGGTGAGTTTCTCAATTGAGAAAGCCATCTCGTTAAAGTAATTGCTAGCTCCGTCACCAAGTGCTTCAGAATTGCCAGTTGTCATACCTTCGCCAACGTTGTACTGGTTAGCACCGGTAGCAGCGTTATTTGCTTGGTTTGAAACATCAAGAATTGAAGGATTGGTTCCGCCTTGAGCAGTGGTACCTAAACCAACAGTTCCATCAATAAATCCAGCAGTAAGATTACGGCTGTTATTTTGACCAGAGAATGCCGAATCTACTTCGTTGTAGAAAGTTTCAGTTCCACTCTGGCTGCTATAGCGTGAACGCATTGCGAAGATAAGTCCAGTAGGACCATTCATTGGTTGAACGCCACAAAGATCATAAGCGATCAGATTGGGCATTGAACGTCTGATCAGTGAGATCAGAACTGGGTCGAAACCTGCAACAGGAGAACCCGTTGTGTTTGATGCACTACCGCCAAAACCACCGGTACCGGCAGAGTTGGTTGGGGATGCTTCGCTAAGGAAAGAACGCTCTTCACGAAGTTCTCTCTCTTGGTTTTCTAGCAGGATTGCAGTTACCGCTCTACGATGTGAATCTTTGATTTGATCCATCCCTTGATAATCAAGGATCGGTGCCCACTTCTCCTGCAGATATTCGTTGTTGTACATCTGCATTGAATTTTACCTCTTTAAAAAAGTTTTGTTTGATTTATAATTTAAAAATCACTTGTTAGCGACTCTACTGAGAGTCTGAAGATATGCTTCCATAATTGGTGAAACTGAATTTTCAGTTCCTTCATATGAAACTTCTTCTGATAAGTTCTCAGAGATACCTCTTTGAGTACCAGTATTTGTTGGGAAATATGATTCCCTCAGGGTTACCAGTTTCTCACGATAGTTTTCTTCACCATCAAACTCAACATTTTCGGCAAGAGAAGCGAGTTTGTCCTTCTGAGAAAGTGCAAGACCCTCAGCGACATCTGCAAAAATTACATCAGCAACTGACTCTGCTAATCTTCTATTAAGAGCAACATTTCTTTCAATTTGCTCGTTGAGTTTTCCTTCCATTTCATCAAGTTTATCTACCATACTCTCGATTACATCATATCTATCTTCAGGAATTGTTACATAATGATCTTCAAAAAGACTCTTCATTCCTTGTAGGAATGATTCGGTCATTTCAGTCTTAAGACCGTGCTCAACTGCGAGTGCATTCTCTTGAATCCACTCATCAGCAACATACTCAAGATAAGAATCTACACGTTCGGTGAGTTCTTGCTTAATAAATTCAACTTCTTCAACTAAAGCATTTTCATAAGTTTGTTGAAGTTCTTCTTTAATTTCAGAAACTTTTGAACGAATGGCAGCTTCGAAGATAGTGCGTGCTTTTTCTTGAAATTCTTCCGAAAGTTCCTCACCTTCGAGAAGAGCATTGACATCTTCTTCAATGTCAAACTCTTCCTTCATTTCATCCTCTTCATCTTCGTCCTCATCTTCATCTTCTTCATCATCTTCATCTTTTTCCTCTTTCTTCTTCTTTTTAGAAGATTCTTCAGCAACTACTTCTTCATCTTCGTCGAGTTCTTCTTCATCGACAAGATCATCATCTTCCTCAACTTCTTCCTTTGCCATAGTATGCATTGGTTCAGCAGCAGCTGCCTTAGCATTAACTACGTTCTTTACTTGAGCAAGAGTTGCTCCAGGAGTTTTAAGTGTTGCAGAATCATCGTCTGGACGATAATTTTCTGGGGTAGGACCGCCTAAATCTTCCCAACTACCAGTTTGTCCTGGAATCATAACTCCAGAAGCATTTTGGGCAATGGTGCTCATTGGCTCGGCAGGTGCAGCCCCTTTGGTTACTACGTTTTCCATTTCTTGTAAATTGCTACCAACGGACATTTGTTTTAGATTCTTGTATATAATCTATATTTATTTATAATTTAAAGATTTGAAAGAAATTCGTTGAATAGATTCAACTTATGTTCTTCCAATTTTTTTTGATTAACAAGAGTATTAATTTTTCTTTGAGTTTGTTCTGCAAGTTTTTCACGAAGAATTCCACCTTCCCAAACCCACTCTTTACCTTCCATAATTCCCTGAACAAATGCATCAGGAGCAGAAGGATCGGCAACGATATCAGCAGCAGTTGCAAGCATGAAATCTTCGCCAACAATTTTATGACCTTCATTAGTCATTTTGAGTGAACCAACACCACGAGAAGAAACACCAAGACAAACTCCTTCACTAATGAGAGACTTTGCAATCTTACCCATTGGGGTTTCGAGAAGTTGTGCTTTACCTTTAAAATTAGTTCCTTCTGCAGTAAGGGAAACAATCTTGTGAGAAACACGATCAAGATTGACAGTAGGACCATCAGGGTGACCGAGTTCTCCAAGAGCACGACCTTTATTGACAAATGCTTCCGTATATCTCTTTACCTCACGGGAAAGAGTTTCCATTGGATACATTCTTCCATTGCGATTGCAAATATCACCTTGAAGGAAAATACCTTCAATAAACATTTTTTTATTGGAACCTTTTCCTTCAGTAATAAATTCTACTTTTTGAATTTCTTCTGTGATGAGTTTCATTTTATTCGGAAACTAATTGAACTACTTCTGTAATACTTAAATTTGTTGAATTACTGTCTGCAAGAGCTGAAACTTTTACACTTCTGGATAAAGTAGATCCTGTAGCAGTAATTATCCCGACTATTGCTGAAGTATTGGCAGCAATAGTAACTGTTTCATCAGTAGTTGCAGTTACTAACTGATGAACTGTATTGATTCCCGAAGGTTGAGCATTTTCAATTGTTACATAATCTCCAACCAAAAATGGATTACCTGCATTATTATTAAAAGTGATTACCGTCGATGTCCCTGTGGTAATTCCAACAATCTGCTGTTTTGCAATTCTTTCTTTCAATACCTCATTTCCATAAGGTGAAATATAAAAAGAATTTGTAGTCGCAACTGGATTTCCGCCAGTTTCCACATATACTGCAGTTAATCCTGCAGCAACTCTAATGTAACCACTTTTTAATGCAATAGGATTACTAGTTGCTGCTACAGAAACTGTAGGAGAGATTCTATTTACATTTTGAACAACTTTTATTGCCATTATTCATTATCTCCAGTAGAATCATTTTCACCGAACATCATTGAAGCAATCTGTGGTCGAGCAGAATCTACTCTGTCGGCAGATTTTGCATATAGCAATTCTTTAATTTTATCGGAAACATCTGCTGCAGATCCATCAGATGCAATCAAGTCGATAAGTTCTTCCATAAATTTATTTTATTATTATAGGACTATTTATATTTTACCACCTTTGGGGTTTGGAATTTCTGCTGCTGAAACATTTACAGTCGGTTCTATAGGAACTTCACCGCCAGCACCTTGCTCGATTGCTTGACCTGCCCCCTCTTCTGGCGGCAACGGATTTCCCATTTCGTCTACTGGTGCATTTGGATCTGGTAAGATACCCTTTGCAATTTCATCTTCAATTTGAAAATCAATTTCAATAATTTCAGAATCTGTTTGGCGAAGAATTTTTTTACGAACATATTCCGTAGAATAATATTTTCCAATGTAAGGTTCAATCGTTGTTGCTAAAGTTAATCTATTTGTTAAAAGTTCTGCTTCTTTTAATTCTGAAAAATGATTATCATATAAAAAATCATATTGAATATGATCACTCATTTGCTCCCAATCTTTTGGAGAAACAATGTTCTTCAGAAGTAATTGAGTGCGAAGCATATCATTAAATAGATTTGCAAAACGCTTTCTTAATCTTCCTACAAATTTTGAAAACTTTAATTCATCACGAAGAATTTCTGATGATCTACCAAGATTAAATCCATCTCCTCCACCTGCAATTCTTGTTTCGGGAACACCTAGTGCTCTATAAAGTTTTTTCTGAAAATATTCTATGTCAGCAAGTTCTCCAAGATTTTGACCACCTGGAAGAGTTGTAATTTCAGTTCCTCTACCACCTTCTCTTCTAGGTAACCAAAAGTCTTCAAGCATACTCATAAACTTACGATCATCACGAACTTCGCCAGTATTTGCATCATATACAAGTTTATTACGATAACGACTCATTACCTCTTTAAGGTATTGCTCTGCTTTTACCTTTGGAAGATTGCCAACATCAATATAAAAAATACGACGTTCTGGTGCTCTAGATAATCTATAAATGACAAGAGAGTCCTCAATCATTCTGAGTTGATTAAGAGCTTTAATTGCTTTATGTAAATATGAAAGAATTGTTCCTTTATTTCTATCTACTAATCCTGATGTGCAATATGTAATTGAATCTTTAGCAATCTTAACTCCTTTTTTAGATCCACCACTAATTGTTCCAGTTGGAAAATTTGGAGTTGGTGTGTAAATAAAATATTCTTCAATTTCCGGAAAATTATATTCCTGTTCTTGACCAAAAGATCTTGATAATAAATTTAAATTTCTAGATCCATTTAAATCATTACCTGTCTTTTTTTCTTGACGAACGTGCTTTATTTTCATTGGGTCAATGTATCTCAATTCCTGAATACCTGCTTCAGGATTCTTTTGATCAATGACTTTTAAATAAAATAAACGTCCATCTATATACCAATTTCTAAAAATCTCATGAGATTTTTTGTCAAAATCTAAAATTTCTTTAATATATTTGAATTCTGCTCTTATAACTTCTTTTAATCTATCACTAGCGTTTAAGTTTGATAATTCAATTTCTACAGGAGAATCATACAGGTCACTAACAATTGCTTCATTTACTACGTCTTCAATAGCACCATCGCATTCTGGATGAAGTGCCATCTCACGATACCGACGAATTAAATCATACTCTGTTCTATAAACACCCTCAATATCAACATATTGTCCATAAAATCCGGATTGAATAAAATGATCAACCCCGTCCTCATTATTGGGAGGAACGGGGGAGACTATGGATTTGGATTTTTGTTCGTTATCCTCAATCGAAAAACCAAAAAGTTTCGCCATTTTATAAATTTAAACTGATTATATGATATATTTAGTTAATATCTTGACCACCAGCAGCAGGAGAATCGCCCTTAACTGCTTCCCACCAAAGGATTTGGAACTCTACAGGAAATTCTTGAATCGTGCTAGTTCCATAATCAAGAGTTATTGAACCAATAGAAGTTGGGAAAATATCATAAAAATGATATGCTCTTAATGTAGTTCCATCACGATCAAGTTGGTAAACAAATGCATCTGCCGTATATGCAGTTGGATCTGTTACTCCAGTGTTATCAGAAACTCTATTAATTCTATTCATCCAGTTCTCAAATGCAGAACGGATTGCAAAATCAGTATCATTAATAACTGTTACTGTCCAACTTTCAAAAGTCCTATCTCCAGCAACTTTTAAAGTTCTTCCTCTAAATGGAACATCGATAGGAGCGACGTTTGATGCGGGTAAATTTGCACCCTTAACTAAAAATCTTGCTTTATCAAGAACATTAGTGTCTGCTGGTGCAATATCTGGGAATGAAAGAACGACTTCAAAAAGGTTACTTCTTGCACCACCACCAGTTAACTTACTTTTGAAGTCAGTAATCTTTCTTAGTGGAGGTGGATTTAATTGTTGTCTAGTTGCCATAGTAGTTTAAACCTCTAAATTAAAAGTTTCCGATTACTTCTTCAAAGTCAACACCAGTTTTGGTGGCAATAAAGTTAAGACCAATGAAGTTAATTGATCTTGCTGGTTTGATGTAAATATCAGCAACAAATTCATTGTTGTCGATTATAGCAGCGGTGTTATTTGTTTCATCACAAATAACAACATAATCAAATATTCCTCTTTTTGCTTGGACATCACGCAAGAATGGTTCGATTGTATTTACGAAATTTGTTCTAGTAATTTCGTCGTTGAATTCAAAGAGAGCATCCTTTGCTGCTTGAGAAATAGCATTTTCAAGATAAACAAAGAGACGACGAACGTTAATTCTATCAAATGCTGATGCTTTAGCAAGACCTGTTTTATCACCAAACAGAATAATTCCTGCACCAGGTGAGAAAATTACTGGATTGACTCTATTTGAATAAAGTGTATCTCTTTGAGTTTTTGATGGATTGTATGCAAGTTTAACTGCATTCAAAATCGCACCTCTGGAAGTTCCTGCTGGTGAATACCAAGCAAAGTTGTTGATGTCATTGCGGGCACAAAGTCCTGCAATATCACCATTTAGGGGAACATATCTAAAGGTATTTGAGAACCTATCATACATGTATTTGTATCCACTATCAAAGATTGCATAAGAAGATGAAGCAATCGGTGAATAAAACTCAATTACATTATCAGTAATATCAGCAGCAGACCTTACTGTTACTGCAGTTTGCACTGAAGTATCCGATAGAGCAGCACCTCTATATGGTGAAATAAATGCGATTGCATCTTTTCTCAATTCTGCAACAGAAATTAATTTATTTGCAAGTGCTTGTGCTGTTGAAATATCATAAGCAGCAGATCCCATTAAAAGAAAATCTACTTTAAAGTTCTCTGCATTTTCAAACAAGTCATAACCATCAGACAACTCAGCAAGAGTTGCTGTTAAAGAACCTGAAGTGGTGATTGCTGCTTGACCATTGTAATCTTTACCACCTGTAAGGGTGTTTGTAGATGCTCCGGAAGCAGCAAAAGTGATTCCCTCTGCTTCCTGGTCCCAAGCAACATCAGACTCTAGATTAAAGTCACTACTATATCCCGTAGTAACAATTCCAGTTGGAGATCCAAGACCAAAGATATACTCTGAGTTATTTACAATATATTTTCTCCAATATGCAGGATTTCCTACAGAAAATTCTGCATCCGTTGCTTTAGATAAACTTAAGTGCTTTTCAAGAATTGTTCCTGCATTTCCAGTTACTGTTCCAAGAGCATCAATTACGACCACATGAACTTCATCAAATCTCGAATCTCTTGCTACAGCATATGCAGAAGTTCCTGGTCTTGGAGCAATATTATTCCAAGAAATAGATGAAGTGCTTGTAAGACCTAATGTTTGCTGATCAAACCAATCAAGTCTTCCGGTATAAGTAGTTGCTCCTGTTGCAACGGTTTGTCCGTTTGTGTGAATTGCAACGCTTCCATTTGAAGAGAAAGCATATACCCCAGATGGTTGATAATCAACTTGAGTTTCAGTTCCTGCCGCAGAGACGTGTGAAAGAACCTTAACGGATACTCTATTTCCCGAAACTTCTGTGATAATTCCCTTTAGGTAACCATCAAGAACTGAAGTTGTTCCTGCACCAGGATTAATTCTACCCACTACAGATTGAGTAACACCGTATCCAACTGCAATATTTGCAATTCCTGATGCAATAGAAGTATTAACTCCTACCAAGATTTGATCTGCTTTTGAATCAATAATCCCAACCTTGAGACCATTTGACCAAGATCCTGGATTTCTTGCAGCAACAACTACTCCAGAAAGAGTATTTTCATCATATCCCAATGCATTATAGTGATCTAAACTATCAATCTTTACGCTCGATGCAGTTCCCACAAATCCATTTCTTAAATCATTATCATTTGCTCTTACAACTCTAAGTGCTCCACCATATGCCAAATATGAAGAAGCAGATAACCAATGTTCATAATGCTTATCTGTGGAATATGGTTCTCCAAAATTAACTAGTAAATCGTTTTCATTTTCAACTAAAGTTGGCGAATCTACAGGTCCTTTTGCAAAAGGAGCAACAATTGCACCAATTTTATCGGATGAGGGGGCAACTCTTCCAAGTGTTAGATCAACTTCTCTTACTACAATTCCAGGAGATGCTAAATTAAGCGGCATCTTTTTCTCCTCTACAATTCCAGAATATTCTAAAAGTATTTATAATTTCCTACTTCTTAATCTTAATGATATTCCCACATATAAGATCTATCACCATACTCATCTACATTCCATACTTCTAAAGCGTTATTTTCATTTTTTGATCCAGCAAATATCCATCTATCTCCAGTTTCTTCATCAATAGTGACACTAAAATCATCTAATCCATCGGAGATAAATCCAAAAGGAGACATATCTTGTTCAATTTGATTTTTTTGCTCTTCATAAATTCTTTTACGAACATCATTGTCCGTCATTTCTTTAAAATAATCTTGAGCAACTAACCAAGAAAAAATAACCAGGCACATTGCTAGGTCATCATTACATCCTTCTTCTGCTTCAAATGAATTATGACGTTGAGCAAATGTAGTTAATTCTGAAATAATATCATAATCTACTGTTAATAATTTATCATCCTCCATTAAAGTTTTTAAGTTTGAACAACCTAATTTTTTAACTGCTGCGGTAGTTCTTACACCAAGTTGCGATTTCTTACCACTAAATCCAGATCCAACAATTTGCCCAGCACGACCCCTCATAGCACACATTAGAACGTTGTCGTATTCCAAATCAAAATGAAGAATACTTGCCACCTGATCACCAATATCATTTACTTCTACTAACAACCAAGAGTCATTATATCCTTTTGCAACTTCATGAATAACACTTGGAAATAACATTGGTTTAATTTCATTATTTTTATACTTCGCCACAACTTTATATGGAAAGTTAGTAATGTCAAAAACAATAAATGCTGAATAATCATTACCAAGACCACGAGCAACGTCTACAGTTATAAGATAGTTATGCTCCTCTTTTGGGTGCTCATAAACATCCAATCCAGCATTTCTTTTAATTGGATCTTCATAAACAAGATTTCGAAGTTTTGCTGGATTAATCAGAGTATTGACAGATCCTAAAAACTCACACTCAAACTCAACTTTGAACTGTTGCTCTGATGTGTTAGCAATTGTCTGTGCCTTCCAGTTTTCGTCTCTACCAGGAACTTCAGACCAATGGACATCAGTAGGCACATATTCATTTTTACCACGCTCTGCGTCGTGCCACATACGGTAGAAGTGATTCATACCGCGAGGGGTGGAAACAATAATTACCTTTGTGCTTTGACCAGAAGAAATAGTAGGATACACAGACGCAAAGAAGTCGTCGGCAATGTGATTTGGAATGAACGCAAATTCGTCCAAAAAGATGACATTATATGACCCACCTCGAACAGCAGATGAAGAAGTAGAGTTTGATGAAATTTTTGATCCATTTTCTAACTCTAGAGAACCCTTGTTCCAAGATATAATACCCTGTTGCATCCACTTGGGTAGATTCTCATAAGCAAGTTGTAATCTTCCGAGAAGGTCTCTGGCAGTAGATGCTTTGTTTGCTAGAATTGCTATATTCACATTATCGTTAAATACCGCATAATGTAATAAGTATGAGACGCAAGTTGTAGATTTACCCGTCTGTCGGGGCATCTTGCAGATATTAAATCTATTCTCGTGGAAGTTCTTTACAAGTTTCTCCTGAAACGGATACATCTTAAATGGAACAAGACCGTGGTCCAAAGAAACAATCTTAATATAATTCTTTGCAAAATATACAGGATCTTCCTTACACTTTAAGAACTCAATAATTTGTTCTTCAGTGAATTGAATTTGTGTATTCGCTTTTTTCAGGTTTGGATTGCCAAGATAGATGTTATCACTCATAATAAATTACCTACTAATTTCTTCCCAGTCCATAGACCCGTGAATATCTGCACCATTAGCATTGGAAGAAGCAACGAGAGAA